ATATATCACCTTTTCCTTTCATGTATCCCTGACGGGGGCTTTTGTTTTCCACTATCCTATAGTATATATTGCGCTTCGTCAACAGGTGTGGATGATACTTCATATAAATTTCATTTTTGCCGGAACTAATTTTATACTTCGTTTTCCTGCCATTTTTCTTATGTCATTTACCTGCAGCTATCTGCCAAGCATCTCATTTACCTTATTCTGCACCTTGACATGATCATACCCTGCCTTCTTCAGCCTGTTCTTTCTGTCATCGCCATTTCCCCAGTCGCCGGCTATGACCTCTCTGGCTATCACATCTATCGATTTCTTCTGCGAAGCCTTGACCACTGCATTTACCTTCGCCTGAACCTTATTGTAATCATATCCTGCCTTTTTCAGTCTGCTCTTCCTGTCATCGCCGTTCCCCCATTTTCCGGCTATGACTTCCTTTGCTATCACTTCTATGCTTTTCTTTTTATTATTACTTTTTCCGCTGTTACTGCCCGCGTCTTTTCCCTGTGTACCGTCAGTCTTTTTTGCAGCATATTTTTTCCATGTCGTCTTATCTATATATGACTTGTTAAGATCGAGATTGCCATCGTAACCCGGAAGTCTTCCAACGGATGTGTACTGTCTGATATCACATTCGTATTGACCTTCATTCCATGGATGCTCCTGATATCCCGTCCGCTCGTAATCAGGATACTGTGCAACCCACAGCCTGTATCCCAGGCCCTTTACATTGTCCATGGCGCTCTTCTGGATATAGATCAGGGGCTTAACACCAGTTTTTCTGTATACATGATCACACCACTCTTTGCACCACGCTCTGTCACTTCTGCCAAACTGCGGATTATTCTGCCCCTCCCAGTCAAGGACAAGTATCGCCTTGCCCACATATTTCTTACTGTATGCTATGAAATACTCAGCCTCACTGTGGGGATCGCCACCATTTGCATAATGGAATGCCCCCAGGAGTTTTTCCGCTTTCATCGCCTGGTCACAGTGCTTTGCAAAATACCTGTTCTTGTAGTCCGTGCCCTCCGTAGCTTTCACTATCACAAAGTCACAAGGCACCTTGGTTATATCTATAGTATCCTGCCACGCTGATATATCTATACCATCCATGTAGCCCTTTAATGGAACCTTATTAGAAGCCATAAAATTGCCTCCTGAATTCTTTTGTCTGTATATAATATTCCAGACATTGAATCAGGAGACAATCTTAGGATCATTATTCCGAACTTATACTTATCTGTCTCGTATTACATGTGTCACTGTCATGATGCCTTTATTCATGCCACTTTTCCTTATCTCCGCCCTTGTAAAACCGCTTGAATATCGATATCAGGTAGTCCCATCCCCGGGTACATATAATCGCAATGACAAATGCCCCGAAAAACGCAGCCACAGGATAATACCACACAAATGCTATGTGATAAAATGATAGTCCAACAAAAAGTCCCACCTCACACACAATGACACTGGTGATCAGAACCTGAAAAGAGGTAGGGATCTTCTTCAGCACTCCTACCTCTTTCGTAAATTCCGTTATTATCGATATCAAAGTGCAAAGAACCGCAACAACTACAAGATATACTGCGAATCTGTCCATACTTATTCACCTCCTTGTCCATGATATAGTTTAATGTATTCCGGAAGGTGGTATGTGGTTACTTTTATAGCTGAATCTATGCGGGAATTCAACCTTCATTCCATTTTCAATCTTATCATTATTCTCTTCATACTGTGCCATGAACCACTCACATTTTCCTGTGGTTTTTTCTACACTGACAGTCCTGACTCCGTAATACGTTTCGTCAGGATTACCTCCAAAGAACACCCACATATCACCAATATCAACAACAAGGTAAAACCCGACAAAATTATCCTTCTTTAACATAGCATAAGCTTTAATACATGCATCTCTAAAACTTGAGTACTCTGTGTATCTCATAAACATCTTCCTTGCTAGCTATTACCGTTTCTTCTTTAGCTCTTCTATCTCAGCCTGAAGTCTTGCTATAATCGCGTCCCCCTCCGCTTTCTGAGCTGCCAGTTTCTTCTCTTTGTCTGCCAACTCATAATTCCGTTCCGCAAGCTCTTTATCCTTGTCTGCAAGCTTCTTATCCCTATCTGCTATCTCCTACTCCAACTTAGCCTTCTGTTCCTGAAATTCATCGACAAATGTAACAATAGATTGATCTACCATATCTGTAACCTCCTTGTTGTGTCGCCCCCTCGCTACGCTCAGCGGCAGGTCGTCAGTGCTATTCCGATATGCCCCATCTTCAAGCGTTATATTTCCAAGTTCAATGTTCTTATCTATGCTACCCATTATATCTGTTTTTATGAGGCTTTTCAACGACGCTATATTCTCAGGAGTGCGGGATTCATAAGTAAGTATCATCCTTCGCACTCTCTGTCCAATGATAAAATACCTCTGCCGTGTCCGGATCATATGCCGTATGGAACAACCCGTTTATCATATTCACAACAGCTTCTGATGACAATGTAAGTATCTTTTTAAATGTGCTGTCAAATATTTTATGTGTCAATCGCTATTTCTACCTCCTGCATTTCTTCCGATCGGTAGACACACTTTAGACCGAAATCAGACGCAAGTCTATAGATTTTCGTAAATGCGCTAATAAAGCGAATTTGCGCTAAATACGCGCATTTTCGCGCGGTCCATTGGCATATCAACTGTCGTCCAGTTCTCGTATAAGCATAGTATTTTGCCAATCGTTCACATAAAAAAATCCACATCCTGCCCACGTATATTTACGTGGACAAAATGTGGACAAAAACACATTTTATACTGAATGTGAACAAGTTTTTAGAAAATTCTGAATTATCTCACAATTCCCCAAAGCCTTGATTTTACTTAGAATTTGCCAGCGTTAGCAGCTTCTTCTACAGAAGCAGTCAACCCTTGATTTCCTTGTTTTGAAGTGCCGTTTGTCTATTACCCGTGTTGTACGAATATAATTCTGTACATTTTCACGCGTTTTTGTTGTTTCTATTATACCAGCGTTTGTCGATCATTTCAACTTCTCGTTCACTCTTCTTTGTACTGCTGCCGCGTCATAGCCTGCTGCCGCCAGTGCATTTTTTCTTTCTGGATCGTTTCCCCACTTTCCAGCGATCACTTCGTCTGCAAGTTCTTCAATGCTTTTCTGATTAGTTGCATTTTTTACGCCCAGCTTTTCGTTTACTTTCTGCTGTACTGCTGCCGCGTCATAGCCTGCTGCCACCAGCGCATTTCTTCTTTCTGGATCGTTTCCCCACTTTCCAGCGATCACTTCGTCTGCAAGTTCTTCAATGCTTTTCTGGTTGCCGCATTCCTTATTGTCCCAGATTGTCAAGTTGTACTGCTCAATAATGCTGATTATCTTCGAAATGTAATTCGGATCTGTCGCATATGGCGCGCCGTCTGTTGTATGGATCAGCTTGTCAACTGTGTCTTTATAATTCGAATTATTCAACGCTCCTGCATATCTCGGTGTCTTTTCCAGAAAATCATAATACCCCACGACAGCTGCTGCAACATTCGGATATGCTCTGAATGAATCTTCTATCTGAATATAGTGTCCATTGTAAAATTCTGATGTTGTCGCTTTGAATCCATTTCCCTTGATTCCGAAAAGCGACTTTGCTGCCAGATTCCAGCCAGATTCAAGCGCGGCTTGTGCAATACATACTGACGGAAGAATCGCTTTCTTTCTTGCATTGTATTCATTCTGTGCAAGCACTCCGATTGTTTTTATAAATTTTGTTGTTTTTTCACTCATGTTCTTTTTTCTCCTATTCCGCCCCGCGTAGTGCGGGGCTTTTATTTATTTTTCTTCGTTGTTTGCGTCTGGAATTTCCGCTTTGTTGTTTAACATTTTCTGTGTGACTGCCAGCCCCTTGATCAAGAAGTCTGGTATGTTGTACCCGCATTCAACAAGGTTTTCCAGAATACTTCGCGCTTCGTTTACAAGCAACATTGCAAGTGTGAACCAGCCGATCAGAAGCAGAAAAGACAGATTTACATGCAAAACATCAGTGCCAAGCTGCGTGAACACATTGCTGATAATAAAGGCTACAAGAATTACAGCCCAGTACCCCAGCTTTTTGATTGCTCCTTTCAAGCCCACTTTGCTTGATTCCTCGCCCTTCTTATTTGCTTTATACCAGCCAGTTAGCCAGTCAATGACATTCAGAAGGAAGTACGCTGCGAAAATGTACCAGTATACGCCGAAAATTGCTGTCAGTATCGTCACAATCGCCCCTGCGAATGCGTTGTATTTGTCTGTGAGTGCTGTTCCGAAATTATTTGTCATTGTCCTTTACCCCCGAACATTCTTGCAGCTTTTGCAAGGTTCCTGCCCCTTCGGGATCATGTAGTTCTTGCATTCGCCGCAGCTGTTTCTCGATTTACAAGTTTCTCTTCCTTCGCAAGCTTCAATATGTCTCTTGCAAATTCCGTTTGCGCTCATTGCTGCGCATTCAAAGTTGTTCTTCCCGAATGTCATATAATACTTCGGTTTTTCTTCTCCGAATATCCGCCAGCGCAACCAGTCGTCAAGTGTAATTGCTGGTAGTGCCAGCAAAAACCAAACTGCGAAGAATTGCGGGCATATCTGCCCCATGATATTGAACTTCAAATTTGAATAGTCCCACATATTCAAGTCAAGCCCTATGTTTAAGATCACGCCCGCCACGAATTCAACTGTCGTCACAATCACTGCACATATTAACATTTGCAACGGAAGTGGTGTTTTCCAGTCTATGAATTCATTTACCAGTCCACACAGAACGAAGCACACCCCGCCCACGAATGCCATTGTTTTGAATGTGTACCCGCGGAAAATCAATTCACAGCAAGCGTACAGTACACCGCCCACACACAGCAGTACAATGTATTTGATTATCGTCTTCATGCTTTTCAAGCCCCCATTGCTGCTTCATAGTCTTTCAGCACTTTTGACTTGTATTTGTCTGGAATCTGTGCGCCATACTGAATCGCTTCAATTTCCTCTGCTGTCTGCGCGCCTTTGATCCATGCGTTCATACTGTTGCAATATGTTGTGTGGTAGGACACGAATTTCATTGCCGCTTCAATGATCTTTGTCATGTCCTCTGCTGAATAGTATTTGCAAAGTTTCCCGTCTTCGTGGTATTCCAGCTGTGTTGCCCCTGCTGCAAGCTGTGACTGCTTTCCGAACAAATTGATCTGGTCTTTTTCTTTCAAGCTGATATGCTCCACCGATCCGTCTGTCAGTTCTACGTCTACGCCTGCAAAAATTGCGCTTTCGCAACGACTTGAAACTTCTGCAAGCTTCGCTGTTCTGATCTGATCAACGTCTGGTTCCTGCTCTGGCTGCTCTACATATACAGTCCCGTCATTCGAAAGAATCATTCCGCCGTCAAGTTCTTTGTACACTGTTTCGAATCCTTCGTACTTTGCGATCACGTTTCCGTATTCTGTCAGCACTTCAATTTCTGCCATGTTCTGATCTTTTGCTTTTGTTTCTGTCTGCACAAGCAACATATTCTGTGCGATTTTCTTGACGGATCCGTCGAATACGCTGCTGTTGTCCTTGAATCTGATCTTCATGCTTTTTCTCTTCCTTTCCTTTCCAGCTGTCAATGAATAATTCATTGAAAAGCTGATTCATATTTTGTACAGTACGCCATGACTGTTTGTGCTTCATATAGCCTTTCCATGACTGGTATTGCTGGCGCACTTCTTCGAAAGTGATTGTTCCTTCATCAAGCTTCTTTTTCAGCTTTTTCAGTTTCCGTCGTTCCAGTGTGATTGACTTTCTGCAAGGTCGCATGATTACTTTTCCAGTGTCCGACAATGTAAACTTCGTTTTCAGAAAAGTGAATCCGCGCCGCAACGCTACAATACGCGTTTTCTTTTTATTGACTGTTATTCCCATTCTTTCATAGATTTCGAACAATGCTTTGATCGCTCTGTGTGCGTCTTCCTTTGTCTTGAATAGCAGCCATGTGTCGTCCATGTATTTAATATATTCATGAATCCGAAGCACTTCTTTCGCGTAGTGATCAGCTTTGCTTGCATATACAGTCCCGATTATCTGTGACACTTGACTACCTAGCCCGCACCCTACTTCGCCGAATGCGTCCACAAATAGCATTATGAATTCAATCATGTCTTTATCTGTGAAATGGTCTTCAAGTATTTTTCGAATGTGCCAGTGTTTCATATTCCCGAAAAAGTTTGAAAAATCCACAAGCACGACATATCCTTCATTGCTTCCAGTCTTTCTGTAATATTCCCGCAGAAAATATGCTACACGTTTTATTGCTGCATGTGTTCCTTTGCCTTTGATACATGCCATATTGTCTGATATACAAGTTCTTGTCAGCACTGGCACAAGTGCGTTGTCACAAAGTGATCTTTGAACAACTCTTTCTGATATGTGAACGCTGCTAATCTCGCGCAGTTTTCCGCGCTCCATTAGCGTGAACCTATGAAAGCCGCGTCGTATGTCTTCGCCTTTCAGAAGTTTCATATGTGTGTCATATGTCTTCCGCAGCAGGCTTGCTTCGTATCTCTGCACGCTGCATTTCCAGCGAACGCCCTTCTTTGACTTGTCGAATGCTTCCAGCAAATTTCCATAGTCGAAGACATTTTCTAGTTTTCCGTACTTTTCATTGACTGCTTCTTTCTTTTTCCGTCGTTTCTCTTCCCTTCGGATTCTTCTTGCAGCCCTTCTTTCTTCACTTGTCATAAAATTAAACACTCCGCATACAATATTTTGCGCCGCTATGTACATAAGCGATTGACATGAAACAAGGCTGCGCCGTCCTTGCCATGCAAGCAGCGTCCATCAATCGCTGTCGGCGTGTAAATTTACCAATAAAGGAAGGTCAAGTGTTCTTTATTTACTTTTTGCCACTGCTTTCGTTTCCTACTCGGTCTGGGCGTGTGTATATAATCAGAGCGGGACGGCAAGCGCAGTCGAAGCGTTGTTGTTGTTGGCATTACCATTGTTGTTGACATTACAGAAGTTCGTCGTGTTCGACGCGTTCGGGGAATCGCACCACCAATTAGAACGGGATCCCTGCTTTTAACACTTAACCTATAAAATTATTTGACTGATTCAGTCTTCTTTTTCATTTCTTTATATCTTTGATTGTCAGATTTCTTCCATGCCGTTATATATCCTTTTTCCGAAATTACCATTCCGACAATATTTTTCAGCTGTCCGCTATCTATTCCAAGCACTGTGCGAAGGCTTTGCAGTTTTTGCAGTATCTTTTCACAGTTCGCATTTGCTTCGTTCTGATAGTGTCTTCTGTCGATCACTTCTTCATTTGTCTTCACGAAGATTGTGTTTGCGTTCACGACATTATCAACCAGTGCTTGTCCTTCCGCTATAATCGGTATTGCATACACGAATCTGTATTTCTTCGGGATATTCTTTTCTTCCATGCAGAATTTTATCAATTCATTCTGAACGTCCACGGCTGTTTGAAAGAACTGCATTTCGGATTGTTCGCGTCTGCTTTTCAAAACGCTCATGCTGCAACTCTCCTTTCGCCAGTAATCACGCCGCACACGGCGGCGTGATTTTTTGATTTAAGATTATACTGTAAAGCAGAGCGGGACGGCAAGCGCAGTCGAAGCGTTGTTGTAGCCGGCATCACCCTTGTAGTCGACATAACAGAAGTTCGTCGTGTTCGACGCGTACGGGGAATCGCACCACCAATGAGAACGGGATCCCTGCTCCGCCTTTCCTTTTCCCTGCCCTTTGCATATATGCCGAAGTGATCCAGTGAAGATCGGAAACTGTACGCCGCAGCCGTTGCCATATCCAACTTCCGACCATGTGTTATGCCCCCAGACTTCCACTTCGGAAGGAAGCCACAACTTCTGATCTTCCTGCCAAGCCCAGCTTCCCTTCGTGCTGCAAAGTCTCTTGTCTGCTTTTATTACCGCGCGAAGATCTGCTGGAAGCGTGTTGAAGATTGTCGTGTTCAGTGTTGTCTTCAATGCACTTGCTGGGAATCCGCCAGTGTTTGTGTTTGTACTGTTCATTGCGTATGCTGTTGCAAGGCAATCGCGCGAAATAAAGTACAATCTGTGATTATTGTTCGACTGATAGCCGAAATATGTATCAATTCCCGCAAGTTCCATTCTGACTGATTCACCAGTCGTCAGTGTTATGTCTTTATAATCGCCAATGTTCAGCCCTGTGAAGTCGCCTGCTGCCGCTTTCGCTGCAATTTCGTTCCATGACAACTTGATTTCTTTTCCATTGTAGCCATATGCGGCGCGGATCTGCGCTTGTTTATCATTCAGTGCATTTGCTACAAGATAGCCTTCTGGGATATATCCTTTTTCTGTGATTTCAAGCGTGTCGACAATCCCCAGTGACACTTTGACCGCATTCATAAGGTCTGAATATTTGATTGTCTTCGTTCCGCTGGACTTTTCAACGATCAAAATGTCGTCTGCTGCAATATCTGTCGTCTGTGCAATCTGGTTGATTGTTTTTTCTGGTAAACTCATTCTTTTTCCATTCCTTTCTTACAATGTCGAAAATATTTTTCTTGCGCATATTCTTTCGCCGTCGTCTGTCACAATCAGTTCGTCGTCGCTTGTTGCCATGTTCTGAATTACTTCGTTTGTTGCCGCGATTTTTTCCATTACGTCTGCGCGTTCCTGCAATTCTTGAATATATAAAAGCAGTTTTCCCGCTGTCTCGTCGTCCAGAATTCCTTTGATCGTTTCAACCCATGCTTCAAATTCAGACTGTTGCTGGCTTGTGTAATTCTGCAAATACTGTTTGAAGTTCTCCAGAAACGCGTCCGCTGCCGTTTTGTCGTCGTCAACACTGTCCTTATAGTCCTGCAAGTATTCGCCCGCTGCCGTCTGTTTCTGGTCAATTCCTTCTTCAAAGTCCTCGACGTCGAATGCAATTCTTGTCTTCTGTTCTTCAAAATATTTATTGAACTGTGCATATATCTGTGAAAAATCAATCTGATCGACCGCCCCAGATACCCAGCCACATTTTGCGTTGTCCATTCTTGTATCTGTAATCATTGACTGTGTGATCACTGTTGTTCCTGCTGCAATGTATACTTCTGCGATTGTGATTTCAAATACAGTGTCGCTTCTTGTGTTTGCTGGCTTTGCTGGTGAAGCTGCATTCCCGCCTTTGTCTGCGTATGCTGTGATCGTTCTTGCCGATAGATCCAACTTGATCTTGATAGCGTCATATCTGTTCAGATTTCCGCTTGCGACTTCCAGATCAATGACCAGTGGTTCTGTGTTCTGGTAGCCGTAGCCAATAAGCCACGCATACCCCGCTTTCACAGTCACTGACATTGCGCCATTTGCAACAACTTGAAGATCTCCGTTGAATACTCCGCTTTTGAACAACGGCTTGAAATAATTCGCCCAGTGTGTAGCATTATATTTTCTGTCCCCGCCCTTCGAATTGAAGAATGTTGCTATTTCCATTGTTTCACCTTCTTTCTAATTATCATCAAGATTCACTGTTTCTGGCAGTGGATCGCCAAACGTCGGAACTATATCGAATCCGCCGTTTTCGAAGATTTCTTGAATTTCCGTGATTCGCTTGTCCATTTCTATTCCCCACATTTTCTTTTTCACTGTCACAACGTCGCCCAGATCGTAATCTTCACGATATACAAAATTGACAAACGGCTTTGTCTGTGCGTCCATAGCTTCCACAATTCCATATTCAGCCAGCTTTTCGTTTCCCTTCTGCTTCAAAATTTCTGTGTATTCCGCCGTTGTCATGTCGTCGTCTTTCTGGACGTCCCTTGCGTCAACAATGACTTCGCGAAGATCCCAGCCAGTGCCGCCGCCCACTGTCACCAGCGTTCTTGCTGCTCCTTCTCCCTCACCCGCCACGATTGCGCATGTCTTCGTGTTCTGATTGCTGAATACATATGCAACGCCGTTCAAATTCTTATAAATTTCAGAGAAAACAACACGGCTTCTTTCTCTCTGTGATTCTGTTCTGTCAACTCCCTTGTATACTTCAAAGAAAAACTTCTTTGCCTTGAAGTCGGCGCGAATAGTGAAGCCAAGATTGCTATATTTCGACAGCTTGCACATATATGTATACAGTTCTTTGTACGAAACTTGAAAGCGGACTGTTTCTGTGAATCCTTTTAATTCTCCCAGCTCTACGAACGGCATTGCGGTCACCGACTGCACCAGTTTTCGCATTCCTGCTTCTGTCTTTCCGTTGAAGTTTACGACTGTTTTTATTGCTCTTCTGTCCATGATTGAAGACAAGAATCGCCCTTTTGCCGTGATTTCATTCACTGTGTCGTCAATCGCTATATACTCAACTATTCCGCTTTCTTTGCTTGTCGTTTTTACGATATGCCCGTTTTTGTCTTTGAACTCCCGCTTTGATAGAATGTTATTTTCTGCCAGAAGTTGCAAATTTCTTGTGTTCAGTTGTGCGTGAAGTTCGAATGTTCCGCATTCATAATATTTCCGTGTCCAGATCAAAGATCTGAACACGTCAATCACTCCTAGTCGGTTCAAGTTCTGATCATACGAAACAACAATGACTTTGTTTTCTTTTGACATTCCCTTTCCCCCTTCTATGCGAACATGTACTGATTCTTGTATTCGAACTTGACGTTCAAATACTCCACGCCTTCGTCCGCGTCATACTTGATCACATTCATTCCCATTACCAGCTGAATATATCCGTCGTTGTCTTCGTCTACAGTGTAGTTGTAGTCAATTATCTTGCCATTCCGAAGAAGTTCAACTGTGATTTCGCCTTCTGTGGTTTTTATTGTGATCTTGTCGTTCGGAAGCATTGTGCAGAGAAGTTTCAATGTTTCATTTGTCGTCTGATTGTATATGATCGGGTTTACCACTTTGTCGTCCGCTTCCAGTGTTATAGTGATTCCGACGTCTTTTGTGCTTTCGTTATCCACTTGTTTGATCGTGTCTGTTTCTCTGTGTCCGAATTCCATTCCTTCTTCTGGGATTTCACATTCAAATTCCCAGTCGTCATACCACTGTGACATTTCGATTTTTATAGTTCCCGCTGCGTCCGTAAAATACGGATCAGTACAGATCAGTGATATTGTTGCGGGACGGATCACGCCAGTTTCGGCGACTTCTATGTTTTCAACTCTGTATTTGATTTCACGTCTGTCGCCGTCTTCTTCATGAATGAACGTCCCTTCCGAATGAACTTTGAAAACCCTTGAAAGAAATTCGCGATTCTGTCTGTGATTTCTTCTGATGTTTGCTGTGATCACAATATTGCGTTGTTCCAATCCTTCGCCGTTGTATGTCGTGCCGTCTGTTGTTGCGTTCTGCGACGTGGACACAGCGTTTTTCACGCTGTAGATCCCGTCGCAACTCACAAGGAAATATTCACAACTGTCGTGATCGTATGTGAAGACTGCTTCCAGTCCCGCGTCATTTCTGCATGTTATTGTCTTCATTTGTTAGATCACCCCGCTTTCAGTTTCAAAACCATTTGTCGTGTCTGGTTTCGTGTCTGTCGTGCTACTTCTGACGGCGAAAGTTCTTTCGGACTGTTGATTGTTATATTCTGCGTGAATCCGCCTGCTGCCGTCTGTGTTGCATAACTTGCAGATCCAGACTTTGTATTGATATAACTGTCGATCGTTGTCGGTACACCTTTTCGCATTGCTTCTTTGATTCTGTCTTCTTCTTCGTCCATTCCGTCTTCAACGCCTTCTGCCATACCAGCTGGAATCATTTTTCCAACTTGATCACGCATGACACGTGACGGCGAATGAATTCCGAAAAAGTCTTTTACCGCGTCCAATGCAGACGAAGCCAGATCTTTGAATACTTGAATCAAACTGCTTGCCGCATTCTTTACGCCTTGAATAACTCCGTCTATGATGTTTTTTCCAAGTGATAACCAGTCCGTATTCATGATCGTGTCCCAGATTGCGGAAATAATCTGCGGAACTGCCGCGATCAGTGCTGGAATGGCTTGAATCAATCCGCTGATCAGCGATCCGATCAATTCGATTCCCATTTGTAAAATTTTCGGAAGATTTGTCGTGAGTGTATTGACGACTGATGTGATAATCTGTGGAACTGCCGCGATCAGCTGTGGGATCGCGCTTATGATTCCATTGATCAAAGATTGCAGAAGTGTGATTCCTGCTTGAATGATTTGCGGTAGCATACCAGTCAGCGTGGAAACAATCGTCGTTATAATTGTTGGAAGCATGGCGATCAGCTGTGGGATCGCGCTTACAATTCCGTTAATCAGTGCGATCAGCAGATCAAGTCCAGCTTGAATAATTTGCGGGAGATTTTCCATGATAGAATTCACAATCACTGGGAACAAGTCGATCACGGCTTGAATCAGCGAAGGAATTGCGTTTGTGATTCCGTTGATCAAATTGACCAGAATTTCAATTCCAGACGCTACGATCTGCGGAAGATTTGCTGTGAGTGTATCTGTTATATTTTGAATCATTACTGGCAGCATAGCCAGCAAGTTTGGGATCGTCTGGTTCAATCCGTCCAGAATCCCTTGAAACAATGAAATCGCCGCATTCAGCACTTCTGGGAGAAGTGTCGGAAGCAACGCTATTGCCGCATTGATCAGCCCGAAGAACGCGTCAACAAGTGGTTGCATTAGCGACGTTATCAGTCCTTGTCCTTCTTGAAAAACTGTCGTCAGTGTTCCTGCAAGCCCTTGAATAATTATCGGTACATTTTCAACGATTGACGTGACTGCTTGAATCACTCGCGGAATCAAGTTGTTTGCTGCTGTTGCCACCGAATCACACAGATCTGTGATCAGTGCGCCGACGTCTGCTTCGTCATTTGCAAATCCAGTCAAGAGATTCGACCACGCCGCCTTTGTCGAATTGATCGAACCTTCGATTGTCGTGCTTGCTTCTTTTGCTGTCGTTCCCGTGATTCCCATTTCTGTTTGAACAACGTGAATCGCGTCAACAATATCTGCGTATGAAGATATGTCATACTTGACACCAGAAAGCTTTGTCGCGTCGTCAAGAAGCCTTTGCATTTCTTCTTTCGTTCCGCCATATCCCAGCTTTAGGTTGTCCAGCATTGTATAATTTTGCTTCGCGAATCCTTGATATGCCGTTTGAATGCTGTCAATGCTTGTTCCCATTTTATTTGCATTGTCCGACATATCTGTTATAGCCATATCCGCTTTTTCTGCGGCTGCTTTTGTGTCTCCGTCCAGACTTTGAAGAAGCGACGCAGAAAATCCCGTCACAGTGTTCATGTATTGATTTGCAGACATTCCCGCTGTTTTATATGCATTGTTTGCATATCCTTCGACTTGTCCTGCGGAATCCTTGAAAAGCGTTTCCACGCCGCCGACAAGCTGTTCGTACTCTGCATACTGTTCGACTGCTGACTTTGTTACCGCTACGCCAGCCCCCACGACAGCTGTTGCGAATCCTGCAAAAGCTTTCATTGTTCCGCCGACAACATTCGTCAGCACTGTGAATCCGCCTTTTGCCGCCGACGCTGCAACGTCTCCGACTGCTTTCAACTGCGTTGATAGCGGCGGAATCTTTTCTTTGACTTCATTCGCTGCCGTCTTCACTTTTCCGAATGCGTCTGCTACCTTCTGGACTGCTGGGTGCGCGTCTTTGAATGCTTCAACCTTCTGTTTTGCGCCTTCCACAGTAGTTCCGATCTTTTTGACAGCTTCGCTTTCTTTTACTGTTTCAGTGATTTTCCCTTTCACTTTCACGAAGCCGTCTGCAAGTTTATTCACCACTGGGATTTTGCTTGCTATATTGTATATTTTTGTTCCCAGCGTTTCAGCTTCTTTTGCCGCTTTCTTTTGCTGGTCTTCTACTGCTTTCAATTCTGTTTTGTAGTCTGAAAGCTTTGATTTTGTCAGTGCGATTTCTCTTTGTAAATCTCTGTATCCTTCGTCGTTTACGTCCTTCCCTGCTTCCGCCATTTCCTTTTCAGCTTGCGTCAGCAATTTCAGCTTTTCTTCTGTTTCGGAAACGGCTTGCTTCAAGATCACTTGCTTTTGTGCTGCCAGTTCTGTATTTTTGGGATCCAGTTTCAGAAGCGAATTCACGCCCTTCAATTCAGACTGTAGGCTTTTGGCGTTTGCGTTTACCGAAGACAACGCTTTGTTCAGCGGCGTCGCATTCCCGTCGATTGTGACTGTTATGCCTTTCAAGCCTTTCGACATGCTTTCACCCTTTCTTTCCGAAAAGTGAACGCGCCTTCATTCTGTCTGGCTCTGTCTGTGTTAATCTGTGTGCGTTTTCCAGATATTCCCGTCCTTCTTCCGTTTTGTTCATTTCATGCACGAATGCGTCCCGCCTATATTGCAAATAGTCAATATATTCCAGTTCTTCTATTTCATTTACATTCAATCCCGTATACTCATGAACAAGGTGTTCCCAGTACGTCGGCATGTCAAAGAAATTTTCTTCGTCAATCGGATAGAACGGGAGTGCTAGTTTGGGTTTACTGCTTCGCCTTTGCAGAACTTCACATATGTTTCCAGAAGTTCTTTTAATTCGCCGAATTCCAGCATGTCTTCAACCCACTCAACGCTGATTTTCTCGCCAGCCATATTGTTTGAAAGAATCATTGCTACAAGTTCATACATTTCGTCAATGATCTTTCTGTTGCGTTCAGCTTTTTCTTTCTCATTGTCTGGCTCTTCGCCTTTTATGAAGTCGTTCATGTTCATGAGCATGTCAAATATTCTTTTCTTCGGCATACCCACAAGAATTGTTTTTTCCTTTCCTTCTTCCACTTCAAACGTCAGAACCATATAATTTCTTTTTGCTTTCTGAAAATTTACTTTATAATTCATATACACTTTCCTTCCTTTCGTGTGTATAGGGCTGGATTTCGCCAGCCCCTTTTTTTCAACAATTACTTCGTTTTTGCTGCTTCCTGCGCCGCAATAAATTCAGCAATAATTTCTGACTTCGTTGTTTTTGTGATGTTGTAGCCCTTTGCTGCTGCAATGGTCTTGATATTATCAATGGTCAGCACGTTCAATTCTTCGCTTGTGTATTCCGCTTTGTACTGTTCTTCGATCTCTTCCACGAACTGAATCAGTGTTCCTTCGTCGTCCTGCGGCTTGCAGCCGAATTCAGCGTCAATCACTGTTGCTGAATCAGTCGCCCATGTGATCGTGAATCCAGCAGAATTTCTTCCGACGATAACAAGATAGCAATTCCCTTCAACTGGATCTTTATGTACGAAAAGAATAACGTACTGCTTGCCGTCGTCGTTATTTGTTCCGCCGATCTTCAAGATTCTGTACTTCCCTTTTGTTTCTACCCTTGCTGTAGAACAAAGTTTTGAAAGTGTTTCGCCATTCCAAGTGAAAAGCCCCGTCTTGAATGTTGCTTCCTCGTCTGTTAATACCTCTTTAACGATATGCCCCAGATCGTCTTTTTCCGTTGTCATTGTCGGCTTGTACTCAATAGACGCCCCGCCCTTAATCCAGCCTGCGCGCTTTTCGTCTATCATCATTGTTTTGATAAGTTCTTCAAACTCTGGAAGCGTGCCGTTGAATTCATCAATGAATACTTCTCCGCTTCCCATTGTGACCTTTTCTTTCGATCCTTTCATTTTTTACACCCTTTCTATGAATGATATTTGATAAATTGTTTCGAAGCACTTTTCGTCTGGAAGCCACGTTCTTTCGCGTGTCCATTTCCAGTTCCTGCGTTCGAAAAAGTCTTCCAGCTTTTTTTCATTTGCTTTGTCAATCCTCTCTGCATAGAATTCGACTGCAAGATCGTGATTGAAAAAGCGTGTGTTGAAGTCGTCGCCGTCCCCTGCTGGCTTGTCAAGTATGACTGTGAACGGTAATTTCTGCTGTTGCGTGAAAGCCGTGTCCGCAGTTGGAATTTGTGTTTCTTTTTCCAGCGTTTCAACAAGATCTTCCATTTCGTCACCCCTGCCATATGTTCTTCAGTTTTTCTTCCAGATTCTTTTCCGCAATCTCGCGTCCGTGTTTAATATGTTTCACTGGCTTTGTCCTTCCGCCGTTTCTTTTTGCATGTCCATTTTCAAGCAAGTGCGTCAGTCTGTATTCTGGTTCTTCTACATACCACGTCGCCCGCTTGTGGTGTTTGTCCAGCATTTCGCTTTCAACTGCAAAATGTGCCTTGTATTCACCAGTCAGAACGCCGTGTCCCTTTGAAAGATATGACTTCGCTGCTTCGTTGCATTTCTCCGCCGAATCGTCGATCGCTTCAAAGAATTTCTTTTCTTCTGTTTCATACCACTGAATCAGCATATCCGACAACGTTGTTTCCAGTTGTTCTGGCTTGACTGCTGCCCCTGCGTTTACATTCATGCAAATTCCTTCTTTCTATGCTTCGAAAATCTGATCAATGTCAGCTTTGTGATCGGCGGCTGGTTGCTCTTCAAATTATCTACTTTGTCAACGTCAAATTGTTCTTCGCCTATAACAACAACGTCGTGTGCTTCGAAAATTTCTAAAAGTGGTACATGAATCACTTTGTCCACTTGCTGATCTGCCGCTTGTGCTGCATAGTGCCTTTGAATGCTCACATTCTCTTCGCCGAATCGCAGATCGTCTTCAAATTTTCGAACCAGTTTTCCGTTTTCGTTCTCTGAATACAGATTCATGATCCCGTCGTTGAATTCTTCAAATTTGCTTTTCACTGCTCTTCCTCGCTTTCTGCACTCTCTGGCGATTTTTGAGACTGAATTGCTCCACGAAGCGCAAGTGCTGTCAATTCTGACGAAAAATCGTGTTTGAACTGTTCGATTGCGTTTGAACGCCCGTATCTGCAATACGAAACAAGCAGTTCCATTGCTTGTCCGTCTTTGTCAAATTCAATTTCTGATCCGAATTTGTCGTTCAGATAGGCTTTCCCGCGCTTTAATATCCCAGCTATTTTCTTTTCCAGTCTGTCGTCTTTGAACGTTATATCCAACTCATTCAGAATGTCTTCCAGAAGTCCGTCTTTTTCTGTTTCCGCCATATTGCACCACCTTCATGAATGGCAGCAAGGTTTCAAGCCCTGCTGCCGTCCTTATTCTTTACGCCTGCGCCGCTGTCTGTTTCTCAATGAACGAAGCGATCTTTTCGCTCTTATTGCTTCCAGTGATTTCATACTTCATGTATTTTGCAAGCCCGTCGATCTGATCAACTGTCATTGCATTCAGTTCTTCCGAAGTCCAGCTTTTCTTTTCAACCTCAACTTCAACTGTCTGTTTCTCTGAATATGCTGTGACAGTGTATGTTGCTGCTTCAAGTGCGGAAATATCAAGCACAACGAAGCAGTTGTTGTCAACTGGCTTTCCGTTTCCGTAAAGGAACGCTGCGTATACTCTTTCGCGCTGTAAAAACTTGTAGCTGTCGTCGTACTCGATCACGCCGTCTTTGCTTGTTCCGACGCCCATGAAATACTTTTCAGCAATTCCGACAACTGCTTTCCCCTGCGGAACTTCTTCTGACTGAATGATTGTTGTCGGGTATGGAAGAACGTCATTTGCAAATGTTCCGTCTGGACGCTGCACTGTTGTTGCTGGCATAACTTTATTGAAATAGTCAACTGGATTCACAACCATGATCACAGCACCGACCTTGCGCGGACGACCATTTCTGGAAACTGCAAGTTTCGCGATCACTCCGCCGTACTGCTGTGCGTCGAACTTCGTGATCTTGACTGCTTCTTTGTCTGGGTATACTTCGCCGTCTCTCTTTGCTGCTGAAATGTCCTTCATCATTCCGATCGGCATGTTTACGCCCGTACCACACACAATAGCTTCTTCAAGTCCGCAATATAAAGCGTCTTTCAGTACTTCGCGCACGTAGCTGTCCAGCCATGTTGCGCCAAGATCCAGCATAGATTTTGCAACTGGAAGGAACGCTGTCAAAGAAAACATTGTCATATTCAGCTTTTCGAACTCGCCTTCAAGTTCCTTTGTGATCTCTGCTGTGATTGCTCCCCAGACTGCCTTCTGCTTTCCATTCTTGTTCAGAATCCATTCTGTTACATATGTTGTATTCTGGAAGTTGATTGCTGCCAGAAGTTCATGTTCTCTCTGTAAGTCTTCGAACACGTCTTCAATGATTGTTTCTGGCATAGTCACGTCAAGGTGTGCCAGTGCCTGCTTCGGATCTTCTGACTTCATTGCGTCGATTACTTTTTCATAGAACTTCTTTTCAGAGGAAGTCAGCTGGCGAAGCCCTCTTGCCGCCAATGCCTGCGCGTCAAGCTGCTCAATATTTGCCATGCTCTGCGCGCGTTCAAGGATCTCACTCTGAATGCCGTCTGCCATGTCTGCCATTGCCTGCGCTACCTTCTCTGGATCCTCTGACTTTAATGCTTCATTGAACTTCTGTGCAAGTTCTTCTCTTGTTAATGCTTTTACGTCTTTGCTCTTCATTTTTTCTACCTCTTTTCAAGATTTTTTGCTGCTGCCTTTGCCAGCAAAGCTGCAAGGCTTCTTCCGTTTTCCTTCGGATTTGTTTTTTTCTTCTGCTTCTTCTTTTTGTCGTCGTCCGTGTCGTCTTCGTCGCTGTTGTCGTCTGTGTCGTCTGTGTCGTCTGTGTCGCCGTTGTTGTCCTCGTCGCTGTTGTTGTCCTCGTCGTCTGTGTCGTCTTCGTCGTCTGTGTCGTCCTCGTCGTCTGTGTCGTCCTCGTCGTCCTTTTTCATTGCAGTTCTGTATAATTCGCGAAGTTCTGTTCTGAATTCCTTCTGTTCTGCCATAGTCCTTCGCATTTGCTGCAACTGTTGCTGCATTGCCTGCATTGCATCTTCTGGATCCGCGTCTTTGCTGCTATCAACTTCGTCGGCGAATCCCATTTCCACTGCTTTTTCTGGTGTCAAATACGTTTCTTTGTTCATCATGTCGATCAACTCTTCTTCTGTCACGTTTGCGCGTTCAAGATAGATCTGTCTGTTTGATTCCATGAGAACGTCCAGATCGTCTGCCGCCTTTCGCAGATCGTCTGCATTTCCCGCAATGCTCAACCACATGTTGTGAATCAAAAGGCTTGTTCCCAGTCCCATGATTCGTCTGTCTGCTGCCTGCAAAATAACAGAAGCGATCGAATATGCGAACCCGTCAACATATGCGACGATCTCTTTGCATTTTTTCTGCTTCAAAAGGTTGTATATTGCAACGCCTTCTTTGACGGATCCGCCATATGAATTGATGTGAAGTTCGATCGTGTCGGATTCCGACACATTTTCAAGTGCTTTTTTGAAATACTTTGCGGAAGTCTCGCTTTCTTTGTATTCCCAAGTCCACCAGTCAAATTCGCCGTATTCTGAAACGTCGTCATAAATGTACAATTTTACAATATTGCTTCCCGCTTCCTGCTTGAAACAATAATGTGCTTGCGCTTGTGTCTGCTGTTTCTTCAACTTCATTCACTCCTTTCTTGTCCAAGATGATCCATTTGTTCTGCTTCTGTGTAATTTTTTGTTATGTAGTGCTTTTGTGACCAGTCAGTCTTCAAAGCTGTGTCACCCAGTTTTGTTCGAAGTTCGTCTATGCAATATAAACCACTTCGAAGAAGTCCTTCTGCGTTTGATGATTGTTCAAATACATCAATGTGCTGAATGCAGTTTGTATTTACGTCAACATAGTTTCCTTTTGCAAACTGCTTCACGCCATATCTTTTTCGCGTGATCTCTTCGCCCAGCTTTTCGGATATTGGATCAATGGCGAATGTCAAAAAGTTTTTCGTGATCTTCTCTACGTCCGACACGTCGCCAAGTATCAAAGATTTCGGGATTCTAAACGCCCGCCCCGCAAGTTCAAATTCATAGTTGATTCTTTCATTCAGATCTGCTGGCGTCGGTGCTGAACTGCTGTCTTTTGTAACGTCTGTGTATTTATAGCCAGAAGTCAACGGAAGAACGGCTTGCGAAGCTTCGAAGAACGGCTTGAATCTATCGTCCATAAGCGTTTGAAGTTTCTCTGTGAAGTCTTTCTGTGCTGATGTTTGTGCGTCAATATCCAGAATCCCTTTTTGCCCATGTGATCTGATTAAATTTCTGATTGACTTTGCGATCGTTTGTCCGTAACTTGTGTATGATCCTTCAAGTCGCTGCTTTACGTCAATATTATTCAGTTGCATGTATATCACTTCACTTGAAGTAAATGTCTTCTGTAGTGTCATATCTCCGATCACAATGTTTGAAAACACGTCGTCATACAAAGCATATTGTCTGCGTGAAAAATAATCTGCAACATATAGTCGTCCATTCACTTCAACAATCAGTGCTTCATTGTCATAGCACAGATTTGTAATGAATTTCTGAATCATGTCGCTGCTGTTTTCATTTTGATTCGGTTCATAATTCCACAGAAAATATTCTTCCTTTTTCTGCTGTTCGTTTTTTATGAATGTTCTGATTTCACACTTTGCGATTGTGCTTGCGATCATATTGACCGCGCACGCTGTCGCCAACTCTTTGAAGAAAACTTCTGTGATTTCTTCTTCGATTTGCATTTTTAATGTTATTTTTTGGTTTTTCCCGAATGCTCTTTGAAAAAAATCGCCTGCGTTCAAATTCTCACCCCCTTACATTGTGAATACTGGAAGAATGTCGTTGCTTGCTTGCTCTTCTGGGATCAATTCTTGTTCTGTCATAGCCGCCACAAAAGCAAAAAAACCGTCTGTTTTCCTGCTTTTTGCTTCTATTTTTTGATACTCATAATTTCCGTACTTCTTTGACTTCACTTTTTTTGTGTTATTCGTATACCAACGCATTAGCGACGAATCTCCGTACACTATATTGTGATTTCTGAAAGCACTGTCAATTATTGGTTCGACCTTTATTTTGTCGGAAGGTCTAACAAGCTTTATATTTTTATTTTCATAGCTTATTCCTAGTCGCAATAATGCGTTTTTAAGTAGTGCGTATCTGTAATCGTCAAGTGCTGTCATTTGTATCGAATATGTTCCCATTTGCTCTTCTATCCAGTCAACAATCAAATTCGGATCTATTTCTGGCGCGTCCACCATTTCAAGTTCTCCCGTTTCTTGTGGCTCTTCCAGCGGGTATTTTATTCTTGAAAGATCTGCACTGTTCTTGCACACCCACGTTTTCTGCTTCCAGACGTATTTTGCACCGCGCTTTGTCAATATTCCTGCGGAAGCAAAGTCGTTGATTTTTGTATAATCAATTCCCACGACTGCCATTTCTCCTTGAATCGGTTCTGACACTTCCTGCTTTGTCGCAAGTATGTTTTCCCAGCTTGTCAATTCAACTTCGCTGTTTCCTTGCCGCCAGTTCATTCGCTTTGTCATAAAATCACTTGAAGAAGATCTGTTTTCGCACCACTCAACATATTCTTTGCGCGTTTCTTCAAGTAAATTCGGCAAATATTGCAATGACGGATTCGCCTTGTACCAGCATTCTTCGTCGTGAACTTCTTTTTCGTCGTCAATCATACAGATAAACGGCAAAAATCCGTTGTCCTTTGTTTCTCCGTCAAGAATACGCTTCGCTTTTTCAATTAAATCGTCCAGAACGCCGTCACATACGTCGCCGTTTGTTGTGATGTATGTCCGCCGCGGGTGTGGTTTTTTTCCAAGTGCCGTGGTAAAAACTTTGATATTATCGTAGTTTTCGTATGCGTGAACTTCGTCAAAATCAACTTTTCCAGATCGCAGTCCGTCTTTTGATTTTGCATTGTTTGTCCTATATTTGATTTTTGATTTGTTTTTTCTACCAGTGATCACTTCTTTGTTCCAGTAGAAAAATCTTTTCAATTTCTTCGTTTGTGCTGGGTTTTCAAGAATGTTGTAGATGTCGTCGAAAGAAGTGCGCGCCTGCTCTTCGGCTGTGGCGCATATATCAATATCATATTGCTTGATTTCACAATATGGACTGATCAGACAGAAGTCTTCAAAAGCAAGATAGCCGTTTTTTCCCGCTCCTCGCGCTACCAAAACCATGAGATCTGGAAAACGCGGAAGTCCGTCTTGACGGAACGTGCAGCAATGCAAAGCGAAGACGAATTTTTCCCATTCGAACAACCCAAAATCAAAATATTTCTGTAGCGACATGTATTTTTCAAGTTGTTCTGTTTTTATGATTAAATCTTCGCCTTCGAAGACTTTTTTGATAAATTTAATGAGTTTTTTTTGCCATTTTGATACTTTTTTGTACCCTTTTTTGCCTTCGTTTTCGACCATTTTTATATAGTCGGCAAGTTCTGGTATATCTCTATAATTCGTCGCCATAGTCGCCACCACCTATCGCGGCATTGGCTTTCAATCCCAGTTCCGAAAGAAGTTTCAACATTTGTGCATTCGTCTTGTTGAACATGTCCACGGCTTCGTTTTTCTTATATCCAGATTGACCGCCGCCGTTGTTGTAAGGCACGATAGTTCCACGCTTTTGTATATCTTCGACAAGTAAAGTTTTTGTGACATACATTGCCATGTAGTCGCTGATCATATCGTCGAAAAATTTGCCGAATGTTCCGTTTGCTTCCAGCTGATCCCGAAGATCTTTTTCAATTTCTTTATACAGTTTTGACCTTGTGATCCTCTTTACGTCTTCACTTCTTGTATCTGGTTTTTTCGCCATATATACCACCCCCTTACGTGCGCGCGATTATCCGTTTTGTCTACCCCCATCCCCGATTCCCGTCCATATCCGAAAATCTGATTCTTTTTAGGTGGGGGGGACTATCACCAGCGTTCTTCATTCACGAAATGTTCCTTCTTGAACTCTGTCTTCACCCTTTTGTCTGGGTGTTGCTCATTGTGGCACGCTTCACACAATGGAATAAGATTGACATACTCTTTCCCGTTGTATGTGTACGTCCTTGACATAGCAAGCCGCGGGTGCTTCCGTACCCACTGCACATGATGAACACTTCTTGCTGGTGTATGAATGCCACGCTTTTTGCACAGCTGACATTCATAATTATTTTCTTTCTTGATCTGTTCCGACAGTTCTCGCCACTCGCGCCATTTATAAAACTTTTCAAGTTTATTCTCTTTGATCAGTTGTCGGATCCATGCTTCAAGTTGGTCTTCGGTTATCGTCATACAATCACACGCTTTCAAATTGCTGGTGCTACTGCATAGCAGCACCAGCACGAAGGAAAGTATGCAAACAAAAAGACACACACAACAAACCTTTCGTCGTCTGCTGTGTGTGTCGTTCGTTCACGCCTTTATTATACTACAAGCCTATATTATTTATCAATCTTTTATTAGCTTGCCGTTCTCGCCCTCTCTGCGTGTTCTGTGACGTGTCTGTTGTGTCTCTTATGTGAACGGAAGCTGTTCGTCCATGTCGTCGTCAATATGCATGAACCCGTCGTCTGGTGTCGCCTGCTGCCCTGCTGCCGCCTTGCTCTCTGCAAACTCCCATTCTTCCACAACAACGTCTGTCGTGTATACTTTTACATTGTCCCTATTCGTGTAGCTTCCCGTCTGAATTCTTCCAGATAACACAACTTTCAAACCTTTCTTCAAATACTTTTCTGCATTCTCTGCCGACTTTCCGAACACAACGCATGTGATAAAGTCTGCGCCTTGATCTCGTCCGCGGCGATCTACCGCCAGCGTGAATCTGGCAACGCATGTTTGTTCTTGTGAACCCTGCTTCTGCGTCCAGCGTGATTCTGGATCCCTTGTCAGTCTTCCCAACAATATGACTTTATTCATTGCCCTTGTCCTTTCTTTCCTTCTTGTTTCCAATTTTACCGATCAAAGTAATGATCACCAATGTTGTACATATGATCGCCGTGATTGCTACTGCTGTTGTATTCATTCGCTTCACTTCCTTTCCGTTGCCTTGTATGCCGCTATGATTGCGAAAGTCACTGGGAAGAAGATCCCAGCGACTACACTATATTTTTTTATTTTTTTCTTGTCCTCGTCCTCTGCTGTGTTCTGCGTCGTCTTCAAGTACATGTAAGCCCCTGCAAAAATTGCCAGTTCAACATAAATGAAGATTGCCACCGCGAAGGCGATCGCTGCTGCCATGTTCATTTCACACCCGCTTTCCGTTGAACTGTTCAAATTTCTGGAACATTGCTGCTGTCTGCACTGCTTCTGCCACCAGCTGAATCGTGATCGCGTTCGCGTCTTCCAACACAGCTTTGAATGTTTCTTTAGTTGCATTCTGCTTTGTTAATAACCACACGTTTTTCAAGATCTCTTCTGTCTGATCGAATCTTTCTTTCAATTCTTCGAATTCTTCCAGTACAACTGCATATCCTTCATGTGTGCTTGCGAACGCTCTGAAAGCTTTGTTCGCTTCCTGCAATTCTTTTTTTACAATTTCTTCTGAATCTCTCACTAGCCCTTTTCTCATTTTTCACGTTCCTTTCTTGCTTTGCATTTCGCCGCAATCAACTTCAACTGTATCAATTCGCTTTCTTCCAGGTATTCGCAATAACTCGCTATGTCCGAAGCTGTTTCAAATCTCTCTGCTTCTTCCTGCGTCAGTTCTTCCATTCCTTCTGGCTGTTCCTTCTCCCGCTCTTCAATCTTTGTCACTTTGACGTCCTTCCCGTCGTCAATTTCAATAGTTATTCGCATGAAGTCACCCCACAATCTTCCAGCGCATATTCCCGCTTTCTTCTCTTGCAATCTTCCAGCATTGCGTCCAAGCAACGCAGATCGTCTTCGCTCATGTATATATAATACTTTTCAAGCATTTTTAAAACGTGAAGTCGTCTTGCGTTTTCCTTCTCTTCTTCTGTTGTGTCGGTGTCTGACACAGTTTCTTGCATTTGATCCATTGTTGCTTTGCAATGCTCTTCTTCTTTCTTTTCTTTCGCCAGCTGCTTGATCTCTTCGCTTTTTACGTCCTTGCCTGCTGCCACGGCTTCTGCAATATTGTTCTGATCTTCTTCTGGAAGCCTGCTCGCTTCTGCCGCAGTCGTCAACTTCATATTGCCTTCTTTCAACTGTTCTTTTACTGCGTCAGTCGCATTATTGTTGATTCTTTCCAGATCTCCGATTGTTGCTGGCGCAACTCCCAGAATCTGTGCAATATAGTCACGCGTTCGCGTTCCCTTTTCTGGCTTGAATGTTCCGTCCTTCTTTGCCTGCTGCAATACTTCTTTCCATTCTGCCGCCTGCGTCATTCTGTCATAGTCCGTCATTTTTCTGTTGAATGTGTTGCCGATCAGAAGTTGCATTCTGAATTCTGTTTCTGTCATGTCTCTGTATCTGCAAGGAATTTCCGCGAATTCTTCTTCGCCTTCGTTTACCAGCATTTTGATTGCTTCAAGCCTTCTGTGTCCAGATACAAGCCAGTATTCTTCGCCGATCTTTCCCAGAACAAGCGGCTGTTGCAGTTCCCCTGCCATATGAATTCCCGTCGCCAGTTCCCCGATCTCTTCCATGCTGTACTTGTTGTGTTTCGTCGCAATGATTGACTGATAATTCAGTTTGACGTCTTTGAATGCTTCCACTGTAGCTGCTGCCGTTGTTGTTCCGTTCAGAATGTCCATAATGTTGAATCCTTCCATGTCCTTTTATTCCTTTCCCAGATATTCTTTTGCAAGTTTTCTGTAATCCACTGCCGCCGCGCACATCAATGAATATCTGTCAAGTGGCTCTTTGTAATATGTTGCGCTATCAACCTTCTTCGAAAATCGAATCTTCGTCTTGAAAACTGGTACTTTGCAATTTTTTCTGATCCATTCTTCCGCAGCCACACTTTCTGGCGTTTTTATAAAGTCTGTGATCAGAACTGTGATTTTTTTCAAATTTTTATTTAATGCTTTCAGCTGTTCGATTGTTGCTGTGATCATTTCCGTTCCGTCTATCGCCCAGTTGTCAAGCTTTACTGGCACAATTACTTCGTCAGAAGCGCACAACGCATTGATCACACACATTCCGACAGCTGGTGGATTGTCAATGATACAGAAGTCGTACTGATTTGCTTTTCCTTCCAGAAACTGTTTCAATTTTACGTCCTGCCGTTCATTGCTTTTCAGCAGTTTATTTTCCGCCGTTTCCAGCGACATGTTTGCATTTATCAGATCAATTCCATGATTTGTGGTGAAAATCACTGGTTCTTCGCCTTGAAGAATTCTTGCTGATCCACATGTCGCGTCTTTTATGTATTTCCCGAAAAACTGGCTTGTATTTCCCTGCTTGTCATTGTCGATCAGAAGAACGCGTCTTCCCCACCGATCCCCCAGCAATGTTGACAGATTGATCGAAGTTGTTGTCTTTGCAACTCCGCCCTTCAAGTTGATCACTGATATTGTTTTCATTCTCTTTCCTTCTTTCCTTCGATTGTTTTTTTATTCCATTTGCATGTCTTGTCGCTCCGTGTTTATCAGCCCATTCGCAAGTGTGCGCTTCTTGCTTTGTTCCATACTTTTTTCCACATATCATACACATGTATGACACTTTCCGCGACTTTGATTTCCAGTCAAACAGTGTTTTCGGCACTGCCTTCGCCTTTCAAGAATCTTCCAGCTATCTTTTTAAGCCAGATCATCATGTATTTGTTTACGCACATTGTGCAGTCGCCTTCTTCTGGAAACGGAAGACAGAATTCAGATTCAAAGCTTCTTCCGAACGGACAAGTCCCTTGTACTGCTGCCGCTGCAAGTGCTGACACCATGCAGTCTGTTTCTTCCGTCATGTTCCAGCTGTTCAATGGATCTATCATGATTGTTTTTCCTTGTTGCAAGTATTCTTCCAGCACCGCTGTTGCTTCCTGCCCGCCCCAGCATACCTTCACAAGATAGCCTTGTTCGATCAAACTGTGAATCCATTCTTCCTGCTTCTCCGTTGTCTTGTTTTTTCCGTATTTCATTTCGATATACAGCCCAGCATATCCGCCGCGTGGTACTGGTAGACATAGATCTGGAACACCCGCTTTGACGCCCATTGCCTTGAATCTGGCTGCTTCTGCTGCATTTCTTTTTCCGCCATTCGGAACGTGAAAAAGAAGTTTTAATTCTGGGAATCTTCCCGTGTTCCAATTCGCCCAGTCAATAACGCCCATTTGTTCAGTGTCTTCACCGCGTTTCAAGTTTCCGTACATGTTGAACCCCCTTTCTACGCCCCGAACATCAAGTTTGCATTTGCCTTCTTCCAGATCGAATTTTCAATCTGTTTTTTCAGCCCTTCTTGCATTTCTAAAGCGTTTCTTGTTGTTATCATCAAACTTGCTGGCTGTGCTGCGCCTGCTGCCGCTTGATTGTCAGCGTATGCCTGTGCTTCTGCTGCCAGTATGAAATATTCTGCTTTGTACCACTCTGGATCCCGCTTTTTCTCGCTCTGAATCAATACTTTCTTGACTTCTCCGAATCTGCCCTTTTCTCCGTGGCATTCCACGTCCAGAACGTCATACCATTTTTCTGGTATCAATCCCAGTCCGTCTGTATCTCTGTTTTTCAATTTTGCTTTCATTTTTCTTCTTCCTTCAATACTTTCTGGTATTCTTTCAGTTCTTCCACAATTAGATCTTTTGGAAGAACGTCTTTGCAGAAGTACGCTGTCGCGAAACTGCTACCCTTTTTGTACTCTTTCATGTTTTCTGGATTGTGAAAGCCGATTCTTTTATCGAATGTCAAAATCTGTATTCCTTGTTTGAAATATTTGTATCTTGACACGCCTTGAAGCGAATTTAACGGCAACAATATTGCAAACGGCTTCCCCAGTTCATACAGCCTTTTCAGAACTGCGTCTTTCTGTGTAAATGGCGGGTTACTTATAATCACGTCATATTCTGTCGGTTCGAATTCAAAGAAATTTTGCCCTTCTTCAAGACTGCTTCGTTCTACTTGCCACCCCCCCGCTTAAATGTTTGAAAAAAAGCTGACCATTCACAATCGAACGGACACCAGACTTTCAACGTCTTTGGTATGTATTTTGTTATCGGATCCACCGCATAAAACGGCGTATACTGTTCATTGCTTTCTTCTGTTCTTGCTGCTTTCAAATATCCTTGATTCAATCCCATTGCTTTAGTTCCTTTCTGCCTGCTGATTTTCTGTGATCTCAATTTCGCCAGTTTCCAGATTCAGCGAATATGTATCACGATTCTTTTGTTTTCTCTTCTTGCCATTTTTTACAAGCGTATATGTGAAATACATGAAGCCCGTTACTTCGTGCCATGCTTCACGAACGCTTTCTTTGTCCAGATACCAGCCAGAAGGGACTTGAATTGTGTGATTGTATGCATTTCTACTTCTGATCGTTGTTTTCTCTGGTTCTGGGATCACAAGGTTTCGGCTGCTGTTGTATCTCTTTCCCCCGAATCCTTCCGCTGTCTTCATGGTCTTTTCCGAATACTTCACGAAATACGCCGCAAGCTTTGCATATTGTCCGCTGTCGTCCATAGGTTTAATTGTGATCCAGCCTTTATCCCACAGCCCCTTCAATACTTGTGTGTCAATGTGGTTCAAACACATATGCACATGCGCTGCGCCCCTTTCTCCCACTTCTGGAACCCAGACATATTTTGCAACTGTTCCAGCCTTCTTCTGTGCCGCCCTTATTCCACGTAGTAATTTTTCAACGTCTTTTCGAAGTGCCGCTGGATCTTCTGGTCTTTTGTCTTTCGCATAACTGAATGTTATGTACTGGCTTGTTCCGTCATAGTTAGCATTCAAGATCCATGTCAGCTTTTTTATTGCCTGCCTACTATTCACTTTCTTCTGTGCTTCGCTGGTCTTATTCTCTTTCGCCTTTCTGGATCCTTCTTTTTTGTCTGCACGTATGCTGTAGTAATACGTGTACTGTTTTGTCTTTCCTGCTTTGCAAACTTCCTTCTTGTATGGCATGTATGTAAACCCCTTTTTGTCGGTAAAATAATAAACTTAACAAGTCCGTCACGCGGGTTTCAAACCCGCCATTTTCTTGACTTTTGGCATACATGCTATATAATATTTTTAACAATTTAATTTTTGCATGTTATGCCGAAGCCCACTTGAATTCCCGTTCAAGTGGGTTTCTTCTTTTATCGTCGGAAGTGCAATTTGCTTTTCTGTGGTCATTTCTTTTATTGTTCGAATGAATCCGTGTCTGACATTTCTCTAACAACTTTGATCTTGTCCTTTGCCATTTGCATGATTCTACATTTCAGCCCAGTTCTGATCGTCAATGTCATGTTCTTCGCTTTCTTGTCGCAGATCAGATCGACCGCGCTTTTGATCTCTCCGATCACTTCGTCTGGCTGTCTGTGTTCGCCCGCTCCTTCTCCGAATAATTCGTCAACGCGCCGTTTTGCTGTATCTCTCCGAAGTGCTGCTTCTTGATACACTTTCGCGTCGTCGCATTCACAGTGAAGCGTTGCGCATTCGTCCCGCTGCGGCTCTGTCATTCCTTCTCCGTCTTCGACAAGAATCTGCTGCCCGCAAAATCTGCATGTTCCTTGCGCTGCTGCCATGTTTGCACCTTCCTTTCTTAAATCACATTAAAATGCTTCAAAATAAAAACTGTAGCAAAATACAAAAGCATAGCGATCGCATAAGCAATCACGCCTTGCTTCTTTGCCCTTCTCTGTAGTTTCCGCATGGATCTTCCCCACATTGATTCGCGATCTGGCGACCATGATTTGTCGTCTATGTATTCATGTGCGAAGATCTTTCTGCTGTCATTGCCCCATTTTTCCACGTTCTCTGGTACATTTTCGTTGATGTAGTCGAATTTCAAGCTGTATTCTTCGCAGAACTTCAACGCCGCTTCCAGATCTTTTCCGCAACGGCATGTCCACAGAATCAAAATGCAGCCTTGCTGCTGCAACTGTTTAACAAATTGAATCATGCGCAGCTTCGGTGCGACGATCTCTGGGAACTTTGTTTCTGCAAGTGTCCCGTCAAAGTCAACTGCAATGATTCTTCTATACTCGCTCAC